ATATGGGGAGGGGGTAGGTTTTGCGAGAGACCCCCCTATATCTAACGACAGATATATCTCATTGATCCATTGTCACTTTTTTGTATATACCAAGAATGTTTAGTTCAACGATCTCATCAATAGCTAACTCGATAGCAATATCCTGATCAGCTTCGCTTAAATCGTCAGACGACTTCACTATTCTAGCAAGATACGCACTTGAATGGTAACCTTTAGCTTCGTCAAACTCCATCCATTCATCAAACTGTGTGAATGGATCAAATGGATTATCAACGGTCGTTAACATCGATTGATTCATAAAACATTATCCTTTCACGTTTACTGTATTAGTTTAGATATTGTCGATGCTGATACGCCAAGATGATTAGCAATTTCGGCTTGAGTGTAACCAGCAGCAAGCATTAACTCAGCCTTTGCTTGTTTGGCTTTAGTCAACGAAGAGCTAGTTCTAGGCGTAGCTAATTGTTTAACTTTGTCTAAGTCGGTGTTACTAAGGATCTGGGTTAATGTGTTAGTGCTAACTGCCCCGGATTGAATAGCTTCCCATTCTCGATCTGTGATGTCAATGCGTTGTTTCTTTGCGTTTAACCGTGTTCGTGCTTCAGCAAGGGCTTGCCCTTTGATTTTTTTAAGATCGGATGAATCCATATCGGGATTAGCTTCCCGTTTGGCCGAGATCACGGTATTGGCTAATATTTGGGCCTGTCTTTCTAATGGGGCATTCTTTAAAGCTATGTTCAAATGCGCAGTTAATGACGCCACTTCAGGAGCATATGCTTTCTTGGCAGATGGCGAATAAGCGATGGGTCTAACGCTTATTGACTCCTTTCGTGCAGAATTAGCAAGAGCCTTTAAACTATTTGCATGAGTAGCATACACCGTTTCCATTCGCGTTCCAGAAGATAGGTCAAACGCGTCGTCCACTTCAGCCATCTTCTTAGAAGCGATTCGTCTAGAAACAGTTTTACCTTTCTTGTTCGTATATGTTTCATCGGTATATGAATACACTTTCTTGCCTGAATTATACGCTTCTAATTCTTCCGGAGTCATCTTCTTAGTGTTTGTTTTTAATTTTCTAAAATTGACCGATGTTTCGGAGGAAGCTCTTGAAATTAGAGTGGATGCGCCACTACTTTTAGAACCCTGATATCGCTCTTTAAGCTTAGCAATCCCGTTATCTTTATAAGATTGTGTGTGGTTAAGACTATGTTTTACCGAATCAATCATAACCATTGAATGCCTTACTGCAGCAGCTATGTCGTCATCATTTGCCCCTCTAATAGTCATGTCAGTTATTAGATTTGACACGTCTCCCATTTTTACTTGCATCGTTCGGGTTACTGGACGTTTTCCACCATAGTCGACTTTACCTGTCTTTTCGTTATACGTTCCGCCATCGATAGTTCTCATACCATCATAAGGTTTATAGCTAATTTTAGGATCAAAGTCTTTAAGACCTTTTAATGACGACTTAGTTTTAATACCAACACTTGGAGGGTTCGGTATAACGAGTACGGTGTCTCCATCAAAGTCTGCTCCAGATAATCTCTCCGCTACTTTATGATTAATCCCAACTGCATCCTTTGCTTGTCCGATTGAATTCTTAGCTGGGGCATATCTATTATTTACTACTAATTCTGGGATCTCAAATATTCCACCATGAGGATACCTAATAAGAACTACTCGTTCGCCATTGTCGTAATTAGGCGCAAATATTTCATTTTCCTTCATTCCAGGAAATGGTAGAATAGCATGCCAACCTTCTCTTGGAAGTGCTGCAGCTTTTAAATGTACAGCCGCAGAATCGCAATCATCGGCAAACGAATCAAGAAGTCTCTTTTTAACTACAGGGTTGTTTAATGCTACGATCTCGTCGAATTCTTCTTTTTTGGCAGCATACGTTAAGCCTAATTGTTTCTTTGCGAGGCTCGGTGTTTGCTTCGATAACATTTGTGAAGATAAACTTTTAGCCCATTTTTCTTGCCATTCGCCTTCTTCGTTGACAATATTTAATGCTTTTACACCAATACAAGATTTAACCGTAGCTTTTGATAAGTTCATTTTTTCAGCTATTTGGTCATACGATAAACCGTTACGTTTAAGATTTAACATCTCAGACGAATTAGGATTCTTCTTTCCGTCTTCAGTTATATGATGCTGTTGTCTAACGACTGCTCCAAAAGGGTTATCGGGATCATCTTTCATTTCTTTGAAAACTTTCTTTGGATCGGTACCCTTTGGTTTATTGGTATTGTATATGATGTCAGCTCCTTTTGGAACATCGTCACTATACATAGCCATTCCTTTCATATAATGAGTTCCATCGACACCGATACGAACTTGTGCATACTTAGATTTGCCTAAAGATAACTCTTCAACACCTTTTCTCAATTCGATTACGCCATCTTTATCAGAGCCGCCTTCTTCCCTATACCGGATATGAACCCTATTTGAATTGATACTTCTTATGGGCTCCAGTCCTAGGAATGATCTACCACCATCTTCGGAATGATCGGTAACCATTTTAATTTTATCACGATTCTTGTAGACTTCTGAATAGGGGGTTCCTGGTTTAGCTAAAACCATAACGCTTGTCTTTTTTCCGGTACCTACTTGATCCACTTGAATATAATGAACAGTATAACCGTCCTCTTTTAACATTTCAATTGACGTTTTTAATTTAGTTCTACTTATACCCGTACCCATATGTCTTTCGGTTCCGACCCCAACATCAATGTAACTTTTTTTATCAACACTTTCTCTAAGCATATTGGCTATGGACTCGGTTATTGCAGAACGTTCTTGAATAGCTGGATCAAGTAATGCCCTAAAGGACGATTCGTTAATACCCATACGTTTTCCAGCAGCCACATTAGAATAACCTTTATCTCTTAATTTGATTGCTTGGGCGACATCAGCTTTACGTAATTCAGCTTTAGCTATTGACTTTCTAGCTCGAAGCTGTTGAGTAGTTATACCAAGACCTTTACATATCTCAACGTCACTAACGCCTTTCTTTTTGAGGTCATCAACATACCCTAGGAAACTTTTATTTCTCTGTTGAGGGTCATCTCCTGATCCCCATGGATATCGTCCCGAATGGTGGGGGGTCCCATAATGCAATATCTCATCAGGCATGGTCATTCTCCCATCTTAATTTTGTCTAGTTGTTTATCGAACATTATGATTTTATCCATTATGTAGAGAATGTCTTCAGGCAGTGGCTCATGAATTAGTATCTCATCTAATTGATAGAGTCTAAGTTCTATAGTTATGGTGTCTGGCTTCACGTTATACTCTAGGCAAAATAAAGCAGCATAGATCTCGAGCTGACGAAATGAAGCTGGGGTAGAACCATTCTTAAGATCATGAATCCTAAGAATGTTTTGACGAAACGCTATAGCATCAGCAGTTCCAAAACAATTTTCAGAATAATATAATATTTGTTCCGTTGTCATTTTGTAGCCGATAGCGTCATTGATATAAAGGTTTAGAGTCTTCTTGGTTTTAGGAAGTTTGATACCGAGTTGTATACATTCATGTGCAAATTCATGAAGTCGAGTTCCTCGTTGTGCCGCTAAATATTTTGAGTATGACATAGCGAGTTTTTCAGTATCGTAATTTACCCAGTGGTATTTACTAGCGCTTAGGAATGCGTGTTGTCCGTCGATGTCTAAATGCTTTTTGAAGTTCATGTAATACCTCCTCTTTTATTTCTGGATAAATAACACTCGCATATGACATACCGTCAAGTAATTCGAGATAGTATTCTTGATTTGGTTGAAACTTAGATTTTGCATTTTGTTTGCATTCTAAGACTGCCCAATGATCTTTATATAAAATTAATAAATCAGGAAACCCTTGAATGTAGTTAGCGTCATTTTTTAAAATTACACAACCAACAAACAACGTTTCAAGTTCTTTAATAAGAGTGGCCTGAAATGCACTTTCTAACATGGGTCACCGCCTATACACAGAAAAATAAAAAGAGGCATATCTCCTCTATTATAGCATATGTTTTTCACGCGAGGGCTACATCTTCATAAACCTGTAAGCATTGAAATCTTTCTTCGCTCGTATAGCTTTGGCTATTGATAAATCAATAGTAGAATTAGATCGGAGATGATAATAATACAATTTAGAAAATGGAGTATTAAGACGATCGATTCGACCTGCTGCTTGAACCATTATTTTGTACGAGTAATTCGGCGAATAGAAAATTGTAGTATCGGTCTCAATACAATTCCATCCCTCTGCTCCAGCAGAATACTGTACTAGATAAATCCAGGTTTTACCTTTCGGTACTTCTTGGTGTTTGTGACCGTTCCATTCATTAGATGGGATTGACAAAGACGATCCGAGAGTTCTAAGCATTTCCAGTTCATAATCGAAATTGTAAAATATAATTACTTTAGGATGCTCTTTGATAATTTTCTTAACGGCATCTAATCTAGCTGGATTGCTATTAACAACTTTACGCATTAGATAACATAATTCGCCAATAGCCTTAACCGGTCTATCTGCAAATATATTCCATCGTTTAACCATGACTTGATTAAACATTTCTTTATCGAATGGTACGACTACCGTTTCGGTAATTGATGTAGTTTGTTTCTCATAATGCATAATTACTGTGATCTGATCGCGTTGTTTAGTTAATCGTTTGGTGCCTATAAACTTTTCAATTTTTGGATATTTAGTAAATCGATTATATACTGCGTGTTCTTGGAGAAACGCTGTACGATTCTTGTAGAAACCGTTTGCCAGGAATACCGGAATATAATCACCCCATGTATCTCCAGGAGTAGCGCTTAATAGAATCCAACGATTTACTTTTGCGATTTTCAAAAAGGATTTAACCCACGTTCCAGAACCAATTAATCTTTGTTCATCAAAAATAAAGAATGAGTTTTTGATGCTAGCGTATTTCGGTAAGTTATTCCATGAATTAATAATGACTTTTACATTATTAATACTTAACTCTGGTTTTCGCGAAAGCATCAACGGTGCGCATTCCCCATCCCATTCGAGGGAGTCACGTTTCTTAGCTGTGGTGATGATATAAAGATCCTTTGGTTTCTTCATCGCAACGGTGTGACCTTTACCGTTGATCTTTATTCTACCATCACAAACCTTAATAAAAAAATAAACTAAGGCAGTTCTGGATTTACCAGAGCCGACTCCACCACATAGTATGGAGCCTGACTCTAGTTTCTCTATGGCGTCAATTTGGTAATCCCTTAACTCAATCGTCATGATGCTTACAACTACCGTCACAAGCTTCACAGTTACCACAACCACCTATTGATGCGGCTGCACTGTCCGGGGAGTTGACATATTTATGTTCAAACTCATCCTCGACTATAACTACACGCATCGTTTTAACATAGGCTTTAACGCCACTCTTAGCGTTCTTGGTCCCCTCATGCATAGACCAATTATATGGTCGAATAGCCACATCAACCTCTTGAATTTCGGCCCAATCCAATATATTAATGGAACTGTCATCAAGAAGATTTTTTCCTCTACTTGAGACCATCGTAATCTTTGGCGGTATATTGGCGTAACTAACGGCCACTTGTAAGTACGCTTGTCTTTCGGAATTATCATCTTTTGGTTCGAGCCAACGTATGTTCCATCCATCCTCTTCAAGACGATTGGCTAGGTCACTTTCAATAAATACGCAGAAATTTCTCCGACCTGCTGGATTGAACTGTCCTTCTTTACCTGAGAAATTACGAAATCCGATACGGGCATTTTCGATTACAATATTGTTTTTAACAGTCATTACAATTTTCCCCTTTCAAATTTAACCAGTCTAATTCTCGACAAACTCAGACAACGGTTCTAGATATTCTACAGTCTTACCATGAGTTATGGCGTAACCTATTTCCTCACACATAGATCGGCCTATATATCCATTAACATTCAAAACCAAAACCATATCACAAATATCTATTTTAGCTTTATGCAGGGCCATTAATTGGTCTTCTGATACGGTTAGTTTACCAGCGTAATCAAACACTTTGTGCGATATGTCGATCTTAATAGGGGTTAGAACAATATGGTTTTCTTTTGTTAGTTTTTGATACTGTTCCTCGATTTGCGCACGATGCTTCTTCGAGCTAACGATGGTCACTATCATAATAACGCCTCCTTCAAATTAACACCAGAGGTGCAACCTTTACAGAATTCGTGTTCGCCACATTCGTTTATACAACAGAAATAAAATGGCATATCGTATTTTATTTGACATTCCAAACAAAACGCGTTAGCGTCTCGCCCCTTTCCGACTAAGCATTCCAATTTATTACTCCTTTCAAAACGGCATACAATCGAATCCTAATTTACATTCCGTTGGTTTTGATGGTTCATTAACCCAGTGTTCGCATTCAGAACATATAGTTGATCGACCATTAAGATTGCACTCTGGCCATCCATATTCGACAATATCATCCGAAACGAACCATTCGAAATCTCCAAACTTTGAAATGTTTTCTACAGCATCGTCGACCAATGACTTATAATATGAGCGATCAATATCCTCTTGTTTTCCGAGAGTCTCCACAACCTCAGCTTCAAGCCATCGGTATCCCTTAGTACCGTTTACAGCGTAATATTTGCCTTCTTTCTCGCGAAGTAATACGCCTCCTCCCATCCCAGGTTTTATCGGGCAGAACGATCCGACTTTTCCGACAAAATGATACCGGTGTTCGTCTTCACCAAGACCCTCGTTCATATCGAGATATATAGCAGTAGTAACCGATTTGGTTTCGCGCATGTCTTTGAATGTGATTGGCTCTTTACTAAACAAGGTCTTAAAAACATATGGATGAGCGAATTGAGCTCCAGTTGCAGTCCACCCGTTTGCTCTTATCAAATCCCTGTCTTTGCTATTTTCCCAATCATCAATTCGAGCAATATATACCGCGTCGTTTACGAGACAGAAGCGACTATAGACATCTTCGATCTCAAAATTATACCCATATTTCTTACCAAACTCTATAACAAATTCCATTATTTCATCTGTAGCATTTGGAATTTTAATAGAGTCAGTCTTAATATGGGCAACCTGAAATCCTTTCTCTTGAACCGCGAATTGAAGGTCGATCATAAATAATGCTCCGCGTTTAGCAACAATGTTATCGATATTTCTAGGATCTCTAAATGGATTATCGAATTTAGCCGAGGTCAATCCATAAGCAGAAAGAATTGTCGTTTTTAATCCGTTAGATATATCTTTTAAAGAAAATCTTGGATTTTCTTTAATAACTTCATCGATGAATGGAGCAAGACGTCCTCCTAAAATACGTCTTAGCGTATTCAAATCTTGATGCTTAATAGCTATTCGACCTTGTTTTAGCTCACTATATTTTTGAGTATATGACCCAAACATATTTAATTCTTCAATGCTTGTTGGATGCATTGAAGCTACATCTATAACTGGCGTATTTATGTACATTCCAGGTTCCCCATATACATAACCGCCTTCGCCAACTTCTAGTCCTCGATAATAACTTTTACCATTTTTAAACTCATATCCTGGGAACATTATACTTAGGTCAGTATATATGAATTCGTTCTGAGGGTGTTTGTTATTCCCAAATACAATCTTTATGGAGTGCTGATTTGTCGTATCATTTACAGTTAGACCACTTAATTCCGCAAGAATTTGTCTTACGGCCCAGTCGCCAGCCAAGTGATCAAAGGTGTCTTCTGTAGCATCAACATCATTTCCACAATAATCAGCAACGAGTTCCCATTTTTCTTCTGGGACATCCTTGTCCCATGAAAGGCCTAACTCCTGATGGTGTATATCGAGTTTGATTTCCCATTTCTTAAGACTCATCTTGTTTTTCGCTGACGCAAAATCATAAACGTCAGTATACGATATGTTATATGCTTCTCCGAACATGGCATTTTTACTGCCACTGATAATCCGTTGACTTAATTGGTATAACTGTTGATTATTAAGACCGATGTAGCTACCATATAAAATATGGTTGTCATATCGTCGACAGTTAAAACCTATAAGTCTAAGTTTCATAAGTTCTTCGATTTCCGCCGGAGAGGGATTAATCATTTTTACCTTTTCTTTATATTTACCTTTGAATTTCCAAACAATAATAAATAGATTAGGAAACACCTCAACGTCAAAGAATACTAGTTCATCTTTCTCGTAAGCTTCTGGAGAGATACTCGCGTCTTCGGATTTAAATTGCATTTTAGACACTAGCTTTATACAGTAATCCGCTTGGTTATGACTATTGTTTGCAAAAGCTAGAATGCGAGGTCGCATGTCGGTAACGTCATACCTAAGTCCCAACGTATAGCTATCTTCTAAAATTTTATAAATAAAGTCAATGCTAGGTTTAGTTCCTGGATGAATTTCCTTATTGAGGTTTCGTTTTAACAATTCGCGAAGTGATTTTTCACTCTTTACCGCGTCGAAGTTAATCATCTTTTCCTCCCTAAATGCTAATCCAGAATTTATAGTAACTATAGGTATATTATTGCATTTACTAAGTTTTCTTCGCAATGAACTGTCACCTACAGACACTTTGACTTCTATTCCTTCTGAATGCACTCTGCTGAGTTTCTTCGCATCCCCGTCATAAATATAATGTAGATGTAGGCCACCGCCACTTTTACTAAATTCAGCATATGTAGCTGGCCATTTACTAGCCGCTTCGATGTTCTTTTCGATGGACTTCTTTCCATCACCATCCTTTAGATCAAAATCTATAACAATATGATTCTCTGGTAGTTTTACGTAATGGAGTTCTCCGGTTTTTATCTCAGATAATGTCGTTTGTACTTCTGCCCACTTCATAATTGGTATATCGTTCGAACTAGCGTATTGGGCTGGGCAACTAGCACACGCATCGTCGAACAATGACTCGACACAATCAAGAACTAATGAGTTTAACGTTTCTTCTTTTGGTGCCACAGCAGTTATAAATTTACTAGATAAGAACCCAGAGTAATAACTCCTTATTTGTGCTCCATCAACGCGGGCAACCTCCGAGAAACTAGAAAAATAATTCTTAAGCTCTTCCCTAAATTTATGCCTTGGTGCTTTGTATTCGATTAATGAATCAGAACAATAAGTTTTATACATCTCATAAGCTTGAGATAGAGTTGCGTTGTCTTGCGATTTGAAGGTGTCATAATTAGACTCTACAAAGTTAAAGAACACATCAGTTTGAAGTATCATATCAAGTGGGCGATACGCCGAATAATAATTCTTACCCATCTCTCTATATACATCGAGACAATGGTTAGCAATACCACCCAACTCAAAATCGATCTGAGACATTAATGAGTGATACTTGTTCGAAGGTAACTTTCTACCAGAAGGCTTAACATCGATCAGTCTACGAATAATTCCAGACTTAGCATCTGTAATCTTTACAGGCCGATTGGTAGCCATAAATAAGAAGCAGTTCACCCTAGCCATATAAGAAGGTTTATACTTCTCATTCATGGTCATTTCTTCGTGAGAAATGATCGAGTTAAGTTTCGTATTGTCTTCAATCTTCGACAAGTCACCATCATGTTGTATTGCGACAAGTGGATTAGACTTGAACACTTCTGTCGCGAATGCGTTACCGGATGAGGTAAGGGCTTTGGCTTCGAACGTGGTGTAGTATCCGGTAAACAATTTTTGAATAATGTTAAGAATTGTTGACTTGCCTGCGCCAGCTTCTCCATAAAAGACAAGAAACTTTTGGATATCTCTCGCATCGCCCGATACAACGGCTCCAATAGCCCACTCGATTTTGGCTCTTTCTTCTGGATCATATAAAACTCCGATAAGTTCGTCAAACGCTCCATATTTACCCTCCTCTAATGGATAACTCAACCTTCGACTTACGTAGTCTTTCTTCTTTATATCAGTATTTGAAAATGTTAATTTTGAATCGAGTTGAATTGAGCTATCTGAAATGTGACTTAGATAACTTCTAAAATCTACCCATGACTTACTGGAGAAATCACTCATTAGTTTAACTTGTACCGAACCATCAGTCTTTTCTTTTAGCTTTTCTCGATAAGCCTTAAGATCGGCGTCAACGAGTCTTTGTACGTCATATTCGTCAGTAGACCATAAACCTCGTCCTTCGTCCCATATGGCGTAGAACGATCTTCCCCTAACCATTAAATCTTTTGATCGGCATACCTTAAAATCTGGATATATTTCTATGACGCCGCTCTTAGTACTCCTCTTCTTGATTTGGTAAAAATCCACATTGGAATCTCCTCTCAAACGTCTGTGACACTTGTGACGTTTTTGTGACACTTTATAAACTCTTATATATTATTATCTTTTCTATATAAAGTATAGAAAAAAAGTGTAACAAGTGTCACAAAAACCCTGGAACCCGCATGGCCCTAAGGCTGCAGGGTTTTCAAAAGTGTCACAAAAGTGTCACAGTGTGACACTTATTCGTCACACTTTTCTAAAAATAAAAAAATATTCATCAAAAACTTTTTCAAAAGTGTCAAAAGTGTCACACAATTACTCCATCAACATAGTAATTCTCGATCAAATACGAATGCATTTGATACCAAAGTTCCACTTTTCGTTGGTCGTTCTTAGAATATTTTAAAGGAAATAGACCCCCAACACCCAGTCTACTATACCCTCGATCGATGATTTTAGTCAAAATTTGGTCCACTTCAGCCGCCCCATTCAAGTAATAATAAGCCTCATCAGTGAACTTATCCAACCCAGAATTAGCCATCATCGTCCAAAACCAATCTCTCATCGGGGTATTATCACACTGGTCAATCATTATACTTTCGCATCTATCAGCTAAAGCAATGATTACTTCTAACGCCGAAACGTCCTTAACAAACCAAGCATACCGACGGTTATAAACATAATCTATCTCATTCTCCTCACAAAACCGCTCTCGTAACTGCCTACCCTCAAACAACCGATTGTCGTCGTTCGGCACCGTCCAGGTAAACACTTTGTCATACAAGGATTTCACAAGAAGAAAATAACTTTGATCTGGCTTATTGACCTTAATAAGATCACAAAGCCAGAAGTAATACTGGTTCTCCATAGCCGCATCAGACAGCTGAATAGGTGCTTTTTGTTCCATACAAATCATTACTCCTCTGGTATAATGCCTGAAACAGTCTCAGCATAACTCTTATCCAAGACAATAATCTCGTAGTCAATCTGCATCTTTTCGTTACGTACGTAGACTACATCAGACTTCGCTTGCTGGAGGTGATCCAAAACAGCAGGCCCAATTATAGCAAGAACATCCTGAATCATCTCCTCCTGCTCATCCGCCAGCGTGTCATCTTCGTCGTAGTAATATATCGTCGACTTTTCAAAGTGATCCATCTCCTCCGAGAACTCTTCAAGGGATATGGCGTAAGGCTCGCCGGAAATTGGACGGATATTTACGTTGTGACGGTCTCTAATATGCTCAATATCATCCTCGCCAGCATACTGCTCGGCCATTTTTTTATAGTGATTCTTAGTATTTGGAGAGACTTTTACTCCATTTTTCAAACTATCATTGATGGTTTCGCCCTTTTCATTAGCCTCTTTAGACGCCGAAGAATCATCACGAAGACCCTTCCTACGTGCAGCAGTCTCCCTCAAAGACTCAACCTCTTCCTGCACAAGCTCCTCGTACTCCCGTTTAAGCGCCATCTTAGCGGCGACCGCCCCCAGACCAAAACCAATTACAAAAATGACAAGACTCTTTACAAAATTAACATTCATTTTTTTCTACCTCCAATTAAAATTCTGAACAATAAATATAACAAGACCGCCGAATTTAAACCAACAATAAATATAACAAGACCGCCGAATTTAAACCAACAATAAATATAACAAGACATTTATCAAAATCAGTATTCATTTTTTTCTACCTCCAATTAAAATTCTGAGCTAAACTCTCCGTAATACATGACCACAAGATCTCCAAATTTGTTCCACGTAGATGTGTGCTGCTTGTTTCGTTTGAAGAGATACAAAGCATTAGGGTCCACGACGTCAAATATATCGAACACCATAAACCCGCATTCGTCCGTCATCAAATTAGTCTCTGGATCGTAATAAAGTTCACGTACGTCGAACATATCTAGTGACTCCTTTAAGTTATGGTGACAGTTTTTCCTATGTCACTCATTAAGAAGTTAACGTATCTACTTGCCATATACTCAACTCGAAATATATTACCAGAAACATCTACTACTTTTCCAGTAATGATTGATTCGTGTTGATTATAAGTACATAATACTTCAGCCTTAACTACGTCTCCAATTTTACAAATAACAGACTCAAGGTCCTTTTTTGATTCCTTATACCCAGGACAATTATATCGTATAGTTTCACCTAAACCAGGTCTACATACGCAATTTTTAAGCCCACAATCGTTACAATTCGGTAATAAATTTATATGATCAACAAAAGCCTGTAAAGAATCAATAGCGTCAGCCGCGTCCGTAGCCATCCGAGATATACAAAACCCATCGTCGTCAATAATCATACCCCAATGTTTTACTGCAACGGCTCTTAACTTTTCGGATACTTCTTTTGGTGTCATTTTAAAACCTCCTGTGTGTAGACATACGCGCCAGTCTCGATATTTCGAGAAACGTCTATATTCTCACGCATATTAAATCCAGCCTTAGTTAATTCCGTCCATACGTGATTGGGATTAGAATCACATTTAAGTATATCATTCAATGTAATTTCCAGTTTAACTCTATGAGTAATCGGGTCTTCGTTCATAAACTTTACAATAGAGCTAACATCACACTTATCGGGATAACAACAAAGCCTCATTTGACCGCCCATGTCGCGTACCAATTCCTTCTCTTCCTCGCTTAAGATAACCATAATTGGTTCGTCGTTACTGTCGTGGATAGTTGATCCAATTTTTACTTTCATCTCAAATCCCCCTTCACAACTCTCTCATTCAAACACCCATTGTCATACGAATACAAATGCGGATAGTTCAAGACATCCTGCGCAAAATATCCAGAACCAACCGCATTGAATCCGTCTCGTAGTCAAATTAAGTCGTAGATAACCCCGTCAACATTGAAGTCAAGAAGAATGCTACGATTATAACCGTTCACGAAGTCGCGTACCCGTTCGTTGTCGTTAGTAAATATACCAAAGTCCACAAAATCATCACCAGCACCTCTAACCCAACCAACAACAGCACCTTCTTTAGATCTCGGCACACCGATCATGTCATATATCTCATTCAAGAAAACATGCCCACGAGAATGCAGAAGATCGTTAGCGTGATTTTGTTGACACTTGAGGAACATTTGATTATACTCAGGGAGTTTCTGCCATTGAGTGCTAGCCTCATCGAAGAAGCGAGCGTACTGACTATAGGCGTTTGGGTCTTGAATTTCAATATCTTTTCTAATACGGTCTATTTCTTTACCGTTTTCATCACACACAATCTCGACTTGCGAATCTTTCACTATTCCATATTTAAACTGACGGTCTTTATCGACTCCTAGTTCAGATACAACCCTTTTCCTGTAATCTCCAAATCCCTGTTCGACTGCTTTATACGCCGCTATCAAAGCAAGATTACGTTTCCGCATAATACCATGAGCACTGAGCATACATCCAATGGCCGATAAGCCAATTACCAAGGAAGGTCCATAGAGTTTGATGAAGTCAACGGCCGTTTGAGCGTAGACGACGGTTAGATCTTTCTTGTAGTCTAGTTCGGTATATTTCTCTTTATCAACGGTCTCGTTAACGTGTTTAACCTTCTCAAGTTTCTCTTTAGCCTCAGCGATAACATCCTCAGCCTTTAATGTAGCCTTACAAGCCATAACGGTGCTAACTACGGTTCCAATAACACCAACCCCCATCAAGATCTCCGGGCTGTGTTTCTTCAGAAGAAGGAGACTACGTCCTGTCGTGCGGTTAAATACGGTTTTCAATACTGCAAGTTTAAACATTTTTATTACCCCTTTCAAGTTTAGTATCGGTCATTTTCTCATACAAAGACGCGGCTTCTTCGCCGGTCAGAGTGTTAACAATTACCATTTTTGAGTCGACATACTTGGTAATGGTCAATATAAATTGGTGTCCGTTGATATCCATTCCGATATTAAATACATAATTTTCACTAATCATTAACGTATTTCGTACCTCTTTCTGGTTAAAAACATTTTTATTACTACTCATGCCACGCTTCTTACGCCAATTCCAGATACTGCTTTCTCGACATTTTAGTATCCTCGCAATATCCCTATCGAGGAGTCCGTCTTCCCATAATTTAGTTGCTTTCTCCTCATTGATTTTAATTCCAGAGGCCATCGTTATTCCCTCCTAATGAATCCATACTCTCCCATCGTGCGCTACCCATTTATAATACTTACCGACCCTAATCCAACAAAATAGGCTTAGGTAGATTCAACAAATACCCATCACGTGTTCTGCCGCCAACACTGGCATTTCTAAGATCAACCCAGCCATATTTACGATCGGTAAAGTTCTCGGCAATACCAACAAGATCATACAGATCAGAAACAGTAGCCTGTCCGTAATCTACGATCAAGTCCACAAGGTGACTAAGCACCTCCTCAGCCTCTCCACGACTGTCTAGGATGATCTCCTCGAAGTTATGTCTTGCTCGGTTCTGATGGGTCATTTCGCGCCTCTCAGAGGGTCTGCGTGAGTCAGAGTAGTTGTTGTAGCTGACATATGATCGTCCTTGGTCTCTTCTGGTTCTAGATCCCTGTTTCTCACCAAAGAGTCTCATTTCTAAGCCACCCTTTACCGAGTCATAGATCATACTTTTAGCCGCAGGTATCAAAACATCATACAAAACATAAGAATACACGTTGCCTACGTCTTCTCCCACAAAGGATTCCATGATTTTTTTACTCCATGATTTCTTCCTAGTTACAACTTTTCCAGTTACAACCTTTTCGATTTTCTTAGGCTCTTCTTTTTTTTCACGACTTTTATGGGCATTGGATGGAAAGTCCATGCTGTTACCCCTTTCAATTCTTCGTCATTGTGTACGCAATATGGTACACCCAAGTCAAAACATTTTAAACACACGACGCATTCATACAAAATCAAAACTCCATTCAAAAAAGATAAATACCATGTTACCATGATACTTATCTAATTAGTATTAATCTTAATCGCTCATCGCGTCCTTAAATTGTGCTGCCGCTTCGTCGATCTTATGTTCGGTATATTTACTTGCCTCTTTGCTGACCATGCTTGCTAATACCACTCGCCCTACTCCAGTACAGACTTTTGCAATCCGTCCAATGGAACTTGGGGTCGTGAAATTCACAGCATTACCAACTATGGCACTTACTCCTACCGAGACTATAAGACCACTTACCGTCTTCAACATCTCAATTTTCTTCATGATGATATCTCCCTTCAAGATTTAACATACTATTTCATTATAGCATATGTAAATCGCGCGACACGTTATGTCAAACCATTTATCTTCCATAATAAGTTGTGTTGAATTTCGTCATCGGTATTGTAATTCCATCCGAAATACAGTTTTCTAATTGGGGCTAGTTTCCAATCTCGTGGAGAATGTTTCTTCCCCAGCATAAAGACCGCCGCCAAAGGCGTGGCGTTTCTACTTATATAAAAGTAGAGAGGTCTCCAACATATCTTATCCCCATATAGAATTTTATCCGAAACTCCACAAGGAAGAGGTAATCGCCAACAGATATACCCATACCTATTAGTCCAATAAGTACATCCAAAATGCATAGCGTTATCGCCATAAACGGTAAGATTACCAATAGAGAAACTTCCGGATATAGCTTTTGCTATTTTTCTTAATATTGACTTCACACTAATCCCTCCGTAATTGATATTAAACGAATAAATTTTCTTTAGCAAAGAATATGGGAACGCCCATTAACACGGACATGATAAACGGGGTAATGTCACCGTCTATAAATATAGAAACTACTCCTACAGCGATGAGCACAGAAGAGTATATTTTGTTCGTTCCAGTTTTAGATTTACTAGTTTCTACACTTTTAACTATAGACTCAAGATTAGTTACATAGTCAACGGTAGAGATTGGGATATATTTAAAATTCCAAGACTCACAATTGGGACATTCCGGATCAGAAGTTCCACCTGGATTATGTCGCCACGCCCTAGATGTAAATACTTCTCCACAGTCATGACATTTATACATAATCAAGTCTCCTTAGAGTTATACGGACACTTACCAACTCCTGGATTTTCGTCGTACACTGGAATATCGTCGTACACTGGAATATCGTACTTAATAAACAAGGCCAGGGCCTTACAAGAACCAGGTACGTCCGAACACCCATGACATGCCTCCAAAGCTCTCTCGCACAAATCAAGTAAATCGGAAGTCAAAACCGGAGTAACACTATCAAGTTCTAGCATTTGCTTGTATTCACGAACGGCTTCGTCCTTATACCTCAACACGACGTTCATTTTCTTTGATTCGGTCTTTAGATTATCTTGTTCTAAATCGTCTAACTTTTCACACTTCATGCATAACGATCTAAATATAAATGATTTAGCCATTCGAAGAAACTTAACAGAATCTTTATTACGTCCTATTTTAGCCCATTCGTTGGCGGTGTTAGTTACGTAATCCATAAATCCTGTAAGAGTTAGGACTTGATTTTTCTCCGATCGATTAAGATATGTCTTCATTGGTTTATATCCTTTCTATATAGTTCTAGCTCCGATCTATACATCGCAGTCTTTGAAAAGCCGCAACTTTCATACTCATAACAATATCCTCTGTAAATACAATCGGGTACGCATACGCTCTCCAATTCGGGTTCTTCAGTACGTAATCGTATTAAGAAATCAATCCAAGCTATACGCGTCTCAGGACTAGCCTTCCTACAAAGTCGTCTCCTTGATATATTAATAATGGCCTGCGCATTACCCTCGCCCTCGACAGATATAAGATTACTTTGTGACCCTTCTTCAGTACGGTCAATACCGGTTCTATCGGTCCTACTAGTACTTACGTGCCATTCTACGCCAATATGATGTCTTGTGAAGTGAGTTTGTACCCACCAAAGTAAACTAGACCACTTCCACTTAACGATCAATTTTCGTATTGGAGAATGCTCGCAAAGCAACATTTTTCTTTTCCATTCACTCGACGGGGTAGCTCCTGCATCCTTACCAATAGTAGTCATTGCAGCATCTTTAACTTCTTGCCAATCGCCTTTAATTTTTAGGAAACTAATTTTCATATGTACGTCCTCCTTTTTATAGTTTAGCGTAGATATAGGCGATTTATTATATATAGCTTCGCATCCACAACAAGTCATAATGTCAAAATCTAAATTACATTTCGTTTTACAAGTTTCGCATTTACAGGGCATAGTTGAACCTCCTTATGAAAAAAGAAAGCCTAAGCTTTCTTCCCTTTCAAAGGTCTTCCTGGTCCTGGTGTTTTACCTGGAGCATAGATATACTCTTCCGGAATATTGCCCGCTTCTTCGTCGTTCTCGTGCCACGCTAATTTCTTAAACGCTTCCTCCGAACTTTTCCCCGCAGCTAATTTTCCATCTTTAGTTGTAAATCTCTCCATGATAATTTCCCCTTTCAAGTTTTCTTTCATTATAGCATGTGTAATTCTCGCGAGGCAAAAAAAGAGTGCTATGTAACATAACACTCCCCATCCTCCTAACCTTCTCTTACTCGGCATCCGTGTCAAGTATGTTCAGTTCTTCAATTTCCACATCAACATCCAAGTTGACTTCATCAGACTCGTCATTTCTCGACTTAACCATCACTGTTGCTATTGCTAGCCCAGCTATGGTTCCTCCGATAATTAACGCGTTCTTAATGATCGCCTTCTTATTTGCTTTGATAATTGCACCAAATCCATTTAACATAATGATATCCCCTTTCAAAAATACAGTTTAGTTTCATTATAGCGTGTGTAATTACCGCGAGGGCTGTTTATTTTTGGCGTTTAATGTAGATGTACACCGTTTGCGTAAGGAACGACGTCGTCGGAGAAATATACCCATCTTTAAGATCTGTAACAGGACCAAAGTCATGTCCGATAAGCACAACTTCGCCGTCAATAACTTCATTAATTGATATCATGTCGCCAACTCTTGGTAGGTGGGGAACCTCGGTGTCCGTCATAGTACAAAGCACGTCATCGCTTGGAGACTCTTCGTCAATAAATTTAATCATAAAATAACCTCCTGATTTTAGCACTTAACGTTCGGCGTAGATATAAGTAATTTGCTGGGATAGGTCTCTCTTAACTTTTTCAACCATCCCATAAAAACCAGGAACGGATATTATTTCCCCGGCTTTTGGTAAACGTTTCATAAACTCAAGATTCATGAGTTTTAGATTCTCGTCAATTAATTGAATCCTCAAGTTAAAACCCTCCTAATCTTTATAGCCATACCTGGGTTCCACGCTAAAATCCAACACAAGACACGGTGTACCATTCTCAGTCAGTTGAGTACTAAAGTCTGGATCAATCAGACCGTCGTCAATATGCCAACCAAGCATTTCGCCCATCTTCGTACCCTTCAATCCGAGACCAATGTAAACTTCATTCAGGGTTATAAAACCATGTGAATCAGTCAATAAGTCCCGACTAAGATCGTTAAGTACTCTTCGAATCTGCTCCACATCACTCTTAAAATATCTTCCAGAAAACGAGTCATAACACAAAGTCTCTCCAGCACCAGTGATTATTAATTCCTTGTCACTGACTGGGTTCTTAGTGATACGATCTTTCGCGATCTCGTCCTTAATAGCTCGTTCCTTGTTCTTACCAATAGTCTCGACCACCTTGGCCTGATACTCTTTGAGAGCCGCTTCGGATAAGGAATATATACTTGCTAGAGCTGCGTTCCTACGTAGGTTAATGGAATTTGCGCCAACAATACAAGCAACTGTTAGACCTGCCATAACGGCGGTTGGTACGTAGCACTTCCAGGTTAGTTTGATAATGTCTTTTTTCGGTAAAGGTGTACTCCCATAAATAAACGTTTCGTCGGAATCAGCTCTCGTTAACCTTTCATCCTGAATAATTTGAAAGGCTTTCGGCGTAGCCTTTATCCCCATCAAAGTAGTAGTAACTAATCCAGCCACACTTAACCCTGTAAGAATTGTTGGCGAGTTTTTAACCAAGGCTTGTCCAATTTTTTGGACACCGTTTGCTCTCATAATAATATCCCCCGTTCTAAATGATTAAAAAGAGTCCTAATTGGACTGTACGATCTTGTGTTCCTTTTTACATCGTATGCATGCAGCACAATGAGTCGGGACCATCAACCCCTTGTTAAGAAACCATTGCTCGTGATCCACACTCAAAGTGAATACCTGGTTACATGTCACACAAGTATGTTCGTTAACCAAAACTTCCTCGACCACCGAATTAACATTTGTTGCTTCTGTCATAATCAATTCCTCCTCTTCAAATATATCGATAAGAGCTCGTTAAGGCTCTATACGAACTAAGTTAAAACTTTTAGGACTAACGTTTATAGCGGTCCATGCTCCGCCAGAACAAAGCTTATTTGCGAGTCCATTATAGTGGGCCCCAGCTTTAAATACATCATTTTTTAGTTTAACCCCTACGACCACTAATGTAACTGCCGCTAGTCCTAAGATAACCTTTTCGCGTTTTGTCAATTTTTCCATAGTGATATCCCCCTTCAAAAATAAAAAGAAGATGTATTGGATACCACAACCCTGTGGCCGATATCTTTTTTAAGATTATCCTTTATCTTCTTTCATTATAACGTGTGTAAATCCTGCGAGGCTGTCTCCGAACCAAACACCAAAACAAACAACCTTAATAACAACTCCTCCTGCCAAAGTTCAAACGGGATTAAATTACACATTACTAACCAACCCCCCCCCTTAGCTAAAAAGAAAAGAGGATTAGCTATTAAATAGCCTTTCCAACTCCTCCATTTTTTCATCAAATTGTTTTTTAAATTCTTCAAATGATAACGTGTCTGGTCCTTGAATGATAAAAGTTCTTAACTCTCCCATCGCTTTTATAATTCTTTCCGCCGTTACTTTATCCATAATAAAATTCCTTTCAATTTATTTTCATTATAACATATGTAATACGTACGAGCAAAAAAGAAAGCCTAAGCTTCCTCGTCAAGTCTTCCATTTACATCTACTAATATTGCGTTTATGTCATCCGTATTCAAACGTACTTCGATATGATGATTCTTGATTATGTTTTCTATATCAGTCTTTGCAACATCTCGCAATAAAGCTAATGCCGCAACCCCCAATCCAATTAAACAAATCTCGGTTACATGATCTCCCATAAATTCTTTTACTTTTTTAAACATAATATACGCTCCTTAAATAAAAATTTCTTTCATTATAGGGTATGTAATCTACGCGAGTGTCTACCGGCAACCACCGTCTACGACGGATGGAAAAAAGAAAGCCTAAGCTCTCTTTATCCATTATTACTTTTTTCGATTCTAAGTGTCATGTTGTCTGCTTTAAATTGTATCTTAATTTCAGTTTCTACAGTTTTCCCCTCAGCATTTTCTTGTGTTGTTGGAATCTTAAATTCCATATCACAATTATGTGCCTCATAAAGAATCCCCTTCTTTAAAATTATTGATATAACCGCGTCACTCAATCTCATAACCATTTCTCCTCTCAAAAATATGTTTTATTTTCATTATAGGATGTGTAATCTACGCGACTATGACCTTTTTCAGTCCAAAACCGTCCAAATCGTTTCTAAGCCACATAAAGGCCCCTCTAAGCCGTTTGACCCATCTTCTGGCACTATAAGTCTAATAATTAATTTAAACTGCTTAGAGACCCCTTTATGAAGGCGTTTTTTCTGTAATCGGTAAAAAAGAGAGCATATGCCCTCAAACTTACTTTCTAAGAACTACATTGTCGCTTACTAGTATACATAGATAGTTTTCTGGAATCGTACCATCTCTAAATATAGCAAACCTTTCTGAATTATTAGCATTTAAGTCTAAAATCTCTTTAGCTCTCTCTAAATTCATAAACGTATCTGTTGGTTTCCATTTAAGTACATTTAATCCTTCAATAATACTCAATTTCTTAGCTACGTGTGAATTTGTTAACGCCACAGCAATTACTGCAGCCCCAACAAGACACCCCGTTAATAAGATTGGTTCTTTGTATTTCTTGTAGAATTCTTTGATACTTTTCATAATATAAACCCCTTTCAAATATGTTTTATTTCATTATAGCGTACGTATCCTACGCGAAAAAAAGAGCATATTAACGCTCTTTCATAAATTTCTCCAACTCATTCATTTTTTCAATTATTAAAATATTTAAAAATTCATCAAGTTTAAACATAAATTCATTTTTAGTATTCGATGGTAATGTTTTCATCTCTTTTAAATATTCTACTAAACAATAATCACTTAATGTGGTAAGTACTAAATCTACATTATTATAATAAAACAAAGCATTTTGTTTACAAATACATGGTATTGAAGCAAATACAAATATTATTTTAGATTTTATATAATTTTTCAATTCTAAAACATACACCTCATTAAAATATTTTTCTGCCATTAATAAACCTTTTTTATTCCGTGCGGTTTCAATTGATATCGTATTATCTAACATTATTTTAAATCCTCCTTTTTAATAAATATAAACCTTTAAATTTTAGATAAACATATAGATGTTCGGACGTACCTCCTAACTTTTTATTCATTATAGGATACGTATCCTACGCGAGTGTTTGTTGACAACCACCGTCTACGACGGATGAAAAAAAAGAGGCTAAGTTTCCTTAACCCTAATCCCCCAATTATCTCAACTCTATATCCTCGGCCGTACATACAAGTCGCCAATTCTTAGCGAGGGTTGCATAATGTACATGACCTTCATCACTGTCACGTACGTCGAAGTACTTTATGCCATCTATAACATAGACAGCAATTACCACCCCGCTATACTCGTTGTTTATGTTTTGAACTTCGTCTTGATAATCTGGTAAAGCGATACTCATGACTACATCTCCTTTTTGATAATAGGACTTCACCATTCAGTACGTATAACCCCAATGCAATATAAAAGATAGAATCTCCAACGTTGTTTAAATAAAACTGAAGTAGGGCATACATCACAAGACTACCACTAATAATTAATCGGTACATAATACTCCCTTCACATAAACATTCTTAATCCCAGCATTAACAATCATTCTACGACACATGAAACACGGCGTGTCAGTAACATATATGTCGGCCCCATCAATCGCCACACCGTGTCTAGCCGCCTGGATAATCGCATTTGCCTCTGCATGTACGCTTTTACATAATTCGTAATGTTCACCGGCTTTAATACCTAGTCTTTTACGTTCGCAGACTACGCAATGATCCTCGCCCATAGGCGTACCGTTATATCCTGTGCTTAGGATTTGTCTGTCTTTGACAATTACCGCGCCGACTTGACGACGCAAACAAGTTGATCGTGTCGATACAACCTTCGATATGGTTGAGAAGTATTCATTCCATGATGGTCGAGTCATTTTAATATATCCTCCTATTAACCCATTCCATCAATATATTCATATTACTTATTCCTCCAGATTCTAGAGCCTTAATTAGAAATAATTTATCATTCTCGGATATTTGTAAATCTTCATTTGAAGTGTATGCTTTATTCCTTGATGGCATATCCTGCAATTCTGGATGTTTTTCTTCCATCCACATGGCACCTAAAATATTCCATGCGGCAGCACAAAGATGATCTTCATCCGTCGCCCCGTCCATATACTTTAAAAGATGTCGTAGGCCGCTATCCACCATATCGCTTATAGGAATACCTTTCTCCCAATTCCTTTCTGCGTATTTTTTAGCACCAGCTTCGTAATGCTTTGATAATCGTATTAAGGCGCACGCTGGTAATAAATCACATCGACCTTTACCCTCAGCCCTATCTCGTACTGCCCCAGTTTCATATTCTCTTCGGTTACCGCTGTCTTGTAACATCGTATTTCTCCTTTCAAATTAGATGGACAAAAAGAAAGCCTAAGCTTCCTCCTCTTCATCTCCGTAGAATAGATCGTTTAATTCGTTTTCTTTGATAATTCCGTTAAGTCGATTGATTCCATATAAAGCTGCTACCCCAACAACTGCCATTGGTATAGCTATTGTTAGAGCGATCGTTTTAATTTTCTCTTTCTTCTCACTTAAGTACTTTTCAATTCTAAACATAATTAATCATCCTCTCAAGATTACTTTCATTATAGGGTATGTAATCTACGCGAGAGTCTGTCGACAACCACCGTCGTAGACGGATAGAAAAAAAGAAAGCCTAAGCTCCCTCATTTCAATGGGTTCTCATATATCGAATCGCTACCCATATAAGCCATGCTCCACCAGTAATAATTGTCATTATTAAATCTAATATTATACTAGTGCTTCTTTGCTGATATCTCATATTAATTCTCCTTTCAAGATTCTATTTCATTATAGGATATGTTATTGGCGCGAGGAAAAAGAAAGCCTAAGCTTTCTCCTCTTTAATTATTTCTTCATTATCCCCATCAAAGAGTCCATCAAAATCATCGCCGTCGATATCCGGCATACTAACTTTAATACCACTTAAAGCTATTATCGATATTGGTAATGTTACCGCTATCGTAATATTTTTAATAGTATTTTTATTTGTATCCCAAAAATCTCTAAATCTACTCATCTTACTCACTCCTTTTCAAGATTATGTTTCATTATAGGCTATGTAATTTATGCGAGTGTATAAAGATAAAAAGAAAGCCTAAGCTTCCCTTCTGACAATATCATGTATCATTGGTTGTTTTTTAAGTATATTCATTTTGTTTATTACGTTAAGTATCTCATTATTGGCATCTTTTCGTCCTTGATAATATTGTGCTTTAGCGACACATATACTAGCAATAACTAAACATCCAAACACAAGTGTTACAGTTTTACCTTCTATTAACATACATATTCCTCCTTAAATTAACATGTTATCGTCATTATAACGTATGTAATCCATGCGAGGAAAAAAGAAAGCTTAGGCTTTCTTCTCGAATTTAATCTTTTCGATATCATCCAATATGGTTTTAAGTCCATCGGTCATTTCGTTTCTAGCGTCAATTCGTCCTTGGTAGTATTGTATGCGGCTAAAACACCGACTAACAATTATTAAACCTCCAACAAATATTGCACCACAAATTCCTAATGCAATTTTATCACTCTTATCCATAATAAATCCTCCTTAAGTATATTTTCATTATAGGCTATGTATTCTACGCGAACCACAAACAGGCAAAAAAGAAAAGGCATGTTATTTAAACACGCCCTTTAAGGACAAACCCCAATGCTTTCGTGGTGATTATATTCGCCTTTTCATATCCCATTATTAAGGCTATTCCCAATAAGTTCCCCGCTATAATAGCCATCGTGTCTGGAGATATACGGTACGAACGTTCGTTCGTCTTCACCTTATATAACTTTTCAAGATTCTCTACTATAGCAGAATACTCCTTTGAATGTACCTCATAATTTGACATATCGATTATAATCGAATCAATCTCCTTTTCTAAATTTGTTCGTTTGTCTTTTTTGGCGAATTGTGCAAACATATTATGCCTCTCCCTTCAAGACCTCCATCTTTCATTATAACGTGTGTTATTATCGCGATCAAGTCTATATTTAAACTGGCGTACCAGAGTCCGTAGCTTTCAATATATTTTTCATATTCATAACGGCTTCTTCAATTAATTTTTGTAATTCATTTTCTGAAATAAAGATCTTCAAAACCCACGGCAATCTACTGTATATTATTCCGATTGCGTAGGCATACTTTTGTTTTCCAGCACCTTGAATATCAAATTTCCTCTCGGCTGCTAACACGACGGCGAGTATTATACGTTTCGCCCTCGTTTTCTCTCCTCGGTAGAATAGCCACCCGATGAATAAGGCGAATAATATGATTACCAGAACGTTGTATGTCAAGGTATTCGGGTTTAAAAAGTTCATTAAAGTCGTCATTATGATTAGTCCCTCCTTAATTTTAATGGAAATTGTTCGGCGTGAAAGCCTAACCTCTCAATGTCTTGTATGGCTTTAGGCACCTTTGACTCAGCAACCCAAACAACAAGATTGACATCGGGGTCAGAAGCCTCTGTAAGGGCCTCATATGGGGCTGTGACGGGCTTAACAGCTTCCGAGTAAGGAACGTTAACGGCTCGACTTAAACCCCTACAAATGGCACTAGCGACCGTCTGATCCCACTTAGGATCTTTCATCAGTGCTTCCTCTTTAGGATTAGATATAAATCCACATTCCACTAACAAAGCAGGTCCGTCCGTCTCCCTCGTGACATGTAGATTGGCCACTTTTACTCCTCGATCAGTAAGTCCAGTTGCTAATATCATTTCTTTTTGAACTTCTCTGGCGATACGTTCTGCCCAGCCACCTAGAGCTTGTACGCACGTGGTAATTCCATGGGCTGTTGGATCGGAAAATGAATCTGTATGGATCGATAAGAAGTATTGGGGAACCCAGGCATTTGATACATCCGTAACATCGTCTAGATCCCCGTCTTGAATATCAAGAACTTTCCATCCGTTACGACGCATATCAGCAATCACAAGAGCCCCAATTTCTTGGTTTTGCGTCGACTCTTTAAGTCCGGTTGGGCCGATTGCTCCAGGATCGAACGTTCCGTTATCCTTGGGACCGTGACCTTTGTTTACTGTTAGTTTACCAGGAGCGTTCATTCAGAGTCCTCCTTATCTATTTTTTGTGAGATTTCAGCCAATTTCACATTAGCTATTTCTTGATTATCAAATACTTTACGAAGTAATGCAAATTGTTCAAGTTTACATACTCCGCAATGTTTTTGATCTGTCTCGATCATCGTCTTTAAGGCTGAGTTTACTTCGGTATTCTTCTCAATTACTTGTATTAACCGTCCTTCGCGATCGAAATCCTGTTTTCGCTTTGTGTTATCGATGGATGATAGAGTCTTCATGACTGGTATGAGCGCAACTATAATTAACGCAACTACTACAAGGAGGGTTATGATTGTACTATCACTCTGTTTCGCTAATGTGATTGCTGAATTCATTATCTACCCCTTTCGTTGATACCCATAAAATACGCTTATTGTATAACTAGTTATACCGTGATACACTATGACTCAGGAGGTGTAATGTGTCTAAGAAGCTAATGGGGATACGATTAGATCAAGAAACCACTTTGAGACTGGATGCTTGGTCGGTAATGCTAAAACAGGAAAAGACCAAAATAATTGAAGAATCATTTTTATTATGGGAAATTAATCACCACGCATCTGAGATAATCAGCGTTCATACCATCGTTGAGGAACTCAAAAAACACTCGTTAACATTCTATGGATTAGATAAGAGGAGTGAACTACCATGTCGACGAAAATATTAAGTTCGACCGCGGAGATTATGTTGGGTCAATTAACGACTGCTATGACAATTACTTGCGATCTCAATAGACAACGAGTTGTCAGTATCCTATCACAATACGATATAAAGCCAGCTTTGGTAGCGATTGGTCATCCAGATCTAGCACAAAAGATAAAGTTGTTTCTGTCTGGTAAGAAACTCGAAGGTCTAGCTGAGTCTACACTCAAAGGGTATACGCACGAACTTAGGATTTTTGCTAAACATGTATCAAAAGCAACGAGTGAGATTACTACTGCTGATCTAAGAATATACCTAAGCGAATGTGACCAACTTAAGACCGCGTCACTAGCAAAACGTCTGTCGGTACTTAAGAGTATGTTTGGTTGGCTTTCTTCTGAGGAAATTATCGCCCATGACCCAACAAAGCGTATCCGACCTTTGAAGAAGGAACAGCGAGTCGCAAAGGCGTTGACTATTGAGGAGTTGGAAATGATTCGAGAGGCTTGTGTAAGTCCCAGAGAACGTGCGCTCGTAGAAGTCCTTTATGCAACGGGAGGAAGACTCTCTGAGATACAGAAAATGAGCCGTAATGATATAGATTATCAGGCGCTGTCGGTGTTGGTCATCGGCAAAGGAAACAAGGAACGACCCGTATATTTTTCGTTTAAAGCTATGTATCACCTTAAGAAATACCTTATGAAACGAACCGATAAAGACCCTGCTCTATTTGTTTCTGAACGAAGGCCTCATCAAAGATTATCCTGTAGGGGGATTGAGCGAGAGGTAAAAGTGATTGCTAAGAGATCAGAGGTCACTAAGAATGTATACCCACATATATTTCGTCACACTTTTGCTACATTAATGCTCGCGAATGGTGCCGAATTAGCTTCGGTACAAGCGTTATTAGGTCACTCTGATCCATCAACTACGATGATATATGTCGACGTTACCAATGAGAAACGTAAACAATCACACCACCAATACTTGGTACAATAGCCTCCTTTTAGGGGGTTCTTTTTTGCCCTTTATTTCGTATAATGCGTCAACTGCGTATTAATCAAAGGCAACTCTCATTATAAATTCTGCATTTGTTGAATCTGTTGCATAACTTCCGTCCGTTGTCACAATAAGAGATAAGGCGTCTGTTGCTATAAAAGCTAATTCCGTTCCTGCTGACCAGTTTTTAACCAATGTGTAACCAGTTATGCCACTACCCATTACATAACTAAACCCTGTTGGAGTTCCATTCTTAGCTATTTCAATCGTCAAACTTCCGCCAATTTTTGGTGGATTTACATACATCCCTAACGCAGTAACAACCCCTGACTTACCAAACATTACTTGACTTCTTCCACTTCCGTTAAAAATAGGATTTGTATTCAAATTAACCGTTAAGTTTGCCAAAGTAAAATATATTGTTTGAGTGGATGGTCTGTAAATACTTGGCAAATTAGTTGCATCAATAAAATGGGTATTACCGTTATTTCTTACAGTAAATTTACCACCGTTATATTTTGATGGTGAATAAAATTGAGCGTACAGTATGGTGTTATTAGAAACAATTGATTCAGCATAACCTGTTGCGATTTGATACAAATCTAATACAGGTGGGGGGCTTACTGTGCTTCTATCAGAAGCGACACCAGTTACTTTATTTGTTTGTTTATGCCTCATATGGGTATTTTGTGAAAATATATTACCCCATGAAGATTGTGGAACATCTGATTTCATTTTTATATCTGAATAACCGTCACCCCAATTGTCACATTCATCAAACACGTTATTTGTAACAATACACATTGTCATGCTATTAACAGAAATACCACCTGCTTTTTGCGTCCAAAAATTGTTGTTGGCAATGATACACTTATCGAGTGTTGTTGCGGAAATCCCCCATTTTGTATCAATCGTATAATAACTACCATCAAAAAAGTTATTTAAGATTTTCAAACCTCTAATGGAAGTTGTTGTTAAAATTGCACCATATGTTTTACCACCGACTATCTGATTATGGCTTATAACCGTATTACCTGTATATGAAACATCAACAGCACAATCCCTACCATTACCCCACAATTCATTTTGCGTGATATACGAGTCTGTTGCTTCACATTTTAATACTGCAGATACAAACCTAGAATTAGTAATTTTTGCGACAAACAAACTACCACCATACCCATTAGCCCTAACAATTGCAAGCCCATGTTTTGCACCTGCAGTAGAAGCTGTTCCCCCGTCATTGTCACCGATTACACAATTATCAATAGTTAAATAATTGGTGTTTTGAAAACATACCGTCCATACTGTTCTCTCATTAATCGAAACAATAGCTATATTTCTAATCTCTATATTATTATTTGGAGTAGAAGTCCCGTAATTGGAATTAGCTAACAATGGTTTGTCAAGCATCAACCCGTTATCTTTTATGGCTGTGTATTCCTTCGTTGCACCCATAAGGACAACCGCTGTTGGGACTTTTATTGTGTCTGATATAATGTAAGTTCCAGAAGGGAAAAACAAAGTACCTTTCTTAACCGCTAGACTGTCAATAGCATTTTGGATTGATATAGTATCGTCAGTTACCCCGTCCCCTTTAGCACCAAATGATTTTACTGTCGGATGATCAGCCAACTCCGACGTATGGATATCGACTAATTCCTGTAAGATTTTAATTTTTGGTTTTCCCATTGATTAACCTCCTTTTATTTCGGATAATGCGTCTACTGCGTAATAAAGTTTCCCTTAATTGAGTAAGCTCCTAATTATAAATAAGATATATTATCTAACATTTTTATAAATTTAGCTGCAATTTCATTGTTTCCATAATTGTCTAAATAAGTAAACTTTCTGATATAAACATTACTTGGACCACCGGCATAAAAGGAAGTACCAGTAATATAATATTCGTTATTATACTTAACCACACTCGGATATACACATAGTATTGAACCTTGCATAATAATTTTACTTTGCGAAATATCGCCCGTATCTATTCTTGACACATTGGTTCTTTGCCGTGAATCCATAGTATTAAATAAATACAGTTTATCATTTTCAACCAACCATGACGCTCTTGCCATTGCATCAGGAATGAAAATTTCTTGAGTTATAGATTTATTGATCATATTGATTTTAGCAATAAGTATTTTATATCCGCTTGATTGTCTTAATGCATAGTATAAATAATCGCCTAATACAGCACATGCACCCTCTAACATTGCATTCGATTCTGCAAATGACGGGTTTAACCATAGTTCATAATTTACCATATCCGTTGATGAGAAAATAAGGCTGTTTGGTATATAATTTGATATACCTAGTCCAGAATAAAAAACATTATCCTTTTTTGCAATCTGTGCATTCATAGAAATAAAATATGCAGTTGATTGTAATGATACTATATTGGAATTTATATAATCTGTTGTGAAATCATATAATGTACCACTGTTACTAATTTTACATATGCCAATACTACCTAATGATGCAGTAGAAATAGTAAAATCCCTATACAACATATACCATGTATTCCCCAACTTTGCTGAAAATAAAATACGCAAAGTATCACTGTCTACAAATACAGAATTAGGAACTCCACATCCACTCGCTATTGGTGTCCCATCTACTGTATCTCCGTACTGCGCTGCGGTATGTGTTGTATAATTACTGCTTGTAATATCGCTTGTATCTATTATTGACAATTTAACATACGCATTTGTACTGAACGGATTATCACCATTACTGGTTGTATTCGCACAAGTAACAATATATGCTACACCATTTGTATCAATATTTAATGAGGAATCATGTGAAAAATAATCTTGTGTTTTATCTCTATAATCCCATAAATCTTGGTCAAATTTAAGACTATTTGCATACAATCTCATTATATCTAACACATTGAAATCATGAGTAAATGTTATGCCAGTTTTATAGGATGAGAAATATGAAGTATTGTCTGCTTTAGTTAAATTTAGTGTATAACTGAAATCCATATAGGAAATATCAGTCCCTAAAAGTAACGATTTTCTATTGGTTGAAATACCAACAATAATATACTCTGCGTTATCTGGAATCGGTAAATTTCGATATGTGGTAACATTTACTGGCTCGTTATAGTTACTAGCATTATATCCATATATTCCACTTAAAAATGTTTTAGATTTATCGTAGAAAAGAACACCTATATTTCCCGCAAGCCAACATTTTATATGCAAATAACTATTGCTTAAATGCCCTGATATAGAAATATATTGCGTTAAACTATAAGCTAGGTCTTCAGATACAATACCATTTGACGCATCAATGTATTTCCCATCCGTAAACATATCACTTGTAAATTTAATAGATTTCAGAACACATTTTTTCACAGTATCATCATCAATAACTGTACCATATCCTTCTTGAACAATATTTACAGATGGTAATGAAGCAGTATCAGTACCACCCCTAAAATTATCAACATCATCCGGAACATTTATTGCTAATCCGCCTGTCTCCATTTGGCTCCAATTCTCAATTACAGAAGAAACAGTATCCCCTTTACACCACATTGCTCTGTAGATACTACTGGAGCCAATTTTAGTCCCTCTATCAAAAGATAAAATTCTTCCACTTTTTACTGGAAACTTAACAACGCTAATGCCATCTGCATCAATATATACCACATTACCACTAACATCTGTGCCCAAGCGTTTATTGGATACTGTTTCATAGGATACAGTTGGATAATAATCCGGTAATGCATCATTGGTTTCGTTTATTTCTCCTTGTAATGTTCCAACCTGCCCTCTTATCGCCTCCCCTGCACTTGCATAAGTTACTCCATCAGCACCAACATGGGCGTCAATTAATTCGGCTGTTCCACTTGCAACGCCATAAACTAGCAATACATAATCTCCGGCTACGGGGATGTACCCTGTCGCTAATGGCGTAACGCTTGCTAAGTTTATTTGTCCCGCAGTTGCTCCGCTTGCCACTACTAATAATGCCCCAGTTATTCCAGCAGTAGATTTTTGATAAAAAGAAACATTAGGCGCGGCCACCAAAAGGTCAATTCTTGATTTCTGAGTATCTAGGTCTGTTTGCGGTGCTTTCGAAGCTAACTCTGACGCAGTTTCAGCCTGATACGACGAAAATCGTTCTTTAATGTTACCACTCACATTCGATAATTCAATATCGCTAACTCCACCAGCTTGTATTTGTGAGCCAGCGATCGCTCCAGAGGTAGAGTCAACGATGGTTTTGTGTACCCTGAATACAACTATATCATCAACATCGAGCGTCCAACCTATCAAATTAACACCTAAACCGTTTTCATTCTCGGTATACTCCATGTCCTTGGTTAAAAACTCACCATTATAAATAACATCAAAATAGTCGGAATCAGGATTATATGATGGTAAATTTATGGGCACAAACGACTCATTTCCAACGCCAACGTATGTCGAGGGCATTATGGCATCCCGGCCAAGACTTAACGTACTAGCTACATTATCCACGGCGGTTTGTATTACCTCGAATCGTTCTTCGCGTAAGTCTTCGGACACATCCCTTATTTCTTCTGCCGCATTAAACACAGAGACTCTAGAAGCTTCACTAGCGTTAAAAGTTATAGTCCTATCGTTCTGACTTGTTAAGAAAGTGTTAGCTCTGACGGCTTCATTGATGGTAAAAGTGCTTACCCGTCCGTCCTCAGCCGTTATTCTGGAAGCTTCGCCAGCTTCTCTCAATCCTTCTGCCGCATTAAACACAGAGACTCTAGAAGCTTCACTAGCGTTAAAAGTTATAGTCCTATCGTTCTGACTTGTTAAGAAAGTGTTTTGCCACCCCTCCAACGCACCAACAATACTGGATATATACTTAATGCTTAATAATCCAATGCTAGCATCCACGTAAAAGATAAATGTCGTAGACGATAAAACGTTAACTCCCTCGGTGAAGACTATCTCGGCTTCAACTTTACCGTCTACGGCTAGCGTAGCAGCTTTCAATACGCATTCAAACTTACCTGTTAGCGCATCCAAGATGGTTACGCCTGTTGTATTATCTTGGGATACAACCGCATTATCCGAACGTAGAAAATTGAATTGTAGAGTTTGACCGGTTATGTTTACAGGTAATCCCTCGTCAACCAAAGTTATCTCCAAAACAGAAGTACCAGCATTGCCTTGTTTAAACAACGTGTTATTGGTAATCATTTTACTTTTTAAATCAATCGTAAGTTTGTATCGATTTTCCAAATTGACACCTCCCGATATTTAATAACAAACTACCACACAAATTCTTTAACCTGTGTGGTAGTTTGTGCAGCCATGATTTGATCTCTCATTTCGTAATAACGAGCCATTTTTGTATCAATATGTGATTTAGACTCCGCATAAAGAATAATAAATTGTTCTCTCGTGTGGAGTATCACTCCGGCATCCTTCGTAGTCCAATTTAAAGATAAAACGGCTGGATTTAAAAGTAAAGAGTTCATTTCTCGATTAAAGTTGGTCTGCCATTCTTCGTTAAACTTGTATGCATGCTCAACACCTGTACAGGAAGAATAAAACCCATTAAGGATGTCGAGATTACAGGCAATATCAATCTCTTCAATTTTAGATTGTTGTACGTATGGAAGATTAACGGAATCTGGAATTGGAGTATAGATCGGCTCTCCATCCACAAACGTGTAATCGGGATAATTTTCTATGACGTGTTTATCGACGACGTCATCAAGATATAACCCGGTTAATTTTCCACGCTTAACTAGACCCGCTATTGGATACGGGGCCTCACAGGAATAGATAAACTTTCCATATTCATCGTAAAACAAATACATAAATATCCCCCATTACCAAGGCTTAATTACTAAGTCGACTCTACTGATGTAACAAGTGCCTATGGTAGCTTTAACAGCTACATATATATCCTGACCTGGAAATATAACGAAATCTATGACCGTTCTTTGTTTTATGAACTCGGTCGATTGGGTGGTCATATGTGGTAGGGATTGTTCATAAGGCTCCATATATACATACGGAAGACCGTTAGAACCAAATATGTCGATCTCACCCTTTCCTCCACTTGAAACTTTCCAAGTCACTTCAAGGGCCATCCAACCTAATTCTGATTCGGGACCCATGGTGTGTAGAATAGACGCCGTAGTAAGAGCGGTAAACAACGTCATAGTCGATTGACCCATTGTTAACGCTTTATACTCGTCGGACGCCGTTGATACATATGATTTATGGTCTGGGTAATACAACGCGGTATACACTTCTTTAACTACCGAACCGTCTTCTCCAGGTACTCCATCCGTTCCCTGGAATATTTTCCAAGAATAACTCCCATAATAAGAACTTTGAGAAGGACTAAAGTCAGTATAGGTTCCGATATATTTACCACTTGTATAATTGAATCCTGTACCGGAAGCGTCCTCAGCATACGCTATGTGTAAATATGTCGTTTGACCATCGTCGCCTTTAATTAAACTCCAAGCATAGTCGGATGGAGTTGAGCTCTCGTCAATACTCTCTTTATTGGTAGCTATTCCTACGTATTTTTTCCCTGTAGGATTGTCACTCATGTTAGTGCCAGCAGAATCATCGGCATATCTAATCCAAGTATAGCCACTAACCCCAGGAATACCTTGATCGCCAACAACTTTAACCCATGTGTATTTTGTATAGTCGTCCGAATCAGCCAATACGTTGTCGACGTACGTCCCCATGTATATACCAGAGGCCTCACCATTATTGGCTGTAAACGGTGTTCCACTACTATAATTAGAGTATTTAATATGGAAATACGACGCTTTAGTGTCAGCATAGGTTTTTGCTGCCGATACAATGAGTTGCCATAATGTCCCACGCTGGGCATAGTAAGTTATAAATTTTGTATCGAATTCGACCCTAGAAACAAGGGAGGTCGATGTGGTACTCAAAATTGGAAGCGTGTTGCCAGTAAGAACCGTCACATTTAAGTACTCGTTCAAAGCGTTGTACGCGGTTGTGTAGGTTCCAGCGTCCACGCTATAGAAACCGGCTTGATTAATTAGACTTTGATAGTCAAGGACGATTGCGTCCCATATTGGCTTTAACGATTTCGATTTCTCACTTTTTGTTATTTTTCCGTTATCTGCTATCTCGTCCAAATCAAACATGGCTTCCTCGGCCGCTATTTGGGCATTTTCAGCCGCAAGTTGCGCTTTGGCAGCAAGCAAAGAACTGCCCATAGCTATACCCTGCGGAACACCATCTGTTATCTTTGTAAATATGTCGGCGTACGAATCCGTCGTGGCGCTACCATGAAGAACTTCTAAAGCACATCCTTGAAATAATCCAGGTATACCTATGAATGCATACGGATATTCACCAATCCCTGTATCTATTCCAGATCCACCACATCTTACAACGGCGTCCAATAATGCAGGATTCCAGCCAATCGAATCGTTAGATGTAAGTACTATAATTACGGTATCATCCCACGAATTTAGATTTGTAGCTAATAAATTTCTTGTTGCATCATCCAAAAATGTATCGTACAATTGAGCAAAAACAATATCCAAAGTCTCCCGACTTAGTACGGTAAGCATTAAACCCCTACCGGATACACTACAAGCTGTAATTTTCTTTTTGTTTAGTTTAATGTAGCGACTTCCACTCTTTGCCCCAGTTCCTCTAATAGATAGTTCTCCATCTATTGCAAATTCTGGGGTTTTTAAAGTTATGGCGTTATTTAAAGTTAATTTGGTACTCATTACCAACTTGAATTTATCAAGTAATGCGAGTTTATCGACGGTCTTCATCTTTTTAGGGTAACTATCCAGCGACAAGTCAACCCATTTGTTTAACTCGACTTGTAGTCCCGTTGTTCCAGTTAGTGAATCTTGATAATTCGTTACAAGTTCGGGGGAGACCGACATATCCTCAGCGATGGCTATTATGTCGGCGCTTTCGGCTAATATTGTAGCAAAAGAGGCCTTAAGCGAAACTGATTCTTGATAATCGAGGAACCCGTTTTTAGCGAACATCGTTATATCTGTTTGCATACTTACAATAGCAACGCCTAATTCAAAAGCTTGTTGGTCCGCATAGGTTAATAGATTATCAATCTTTATACGCGTCATAACGTCGTTCAAGGCCGTCTTAGTTGTTTCAACGCGTTTAAGTTTACTATTTAGGGTTTTACCCTTATATACAGAAATGACGATAGGATAACTTGGTTGCCCTATCCAATCGTTCATCGCAGATAACGCGTCCGCCATAGAACTTTTAAACGCATTTTCAGTTGTCGTTAGACTGGTTAAATCGGAACTTGGGTCGTCTAATAATAATTTCAATCCATCAGCAATCGTAATTATATCGTTTGACTCTGTTTCGACAGCTACAAATAAAGCATTTAAAGTGACCGATTCTGTTTGCTGAATCGCGCCATTTTCGATATAAATATTAGCCTGAGTTTGAAACGCGCTTAATGCGGTATTTAACTCTGCTACTTGATTCTCAACATATCTCTTTCCGTCATCTTGTCGATATTTACTGATTGCATCATTGAGTAGTGACTTGGTATTTTGGACATTCTTGAACATAGTGTTAATTGCAACGATATCCTCTGGTAGGACCGGTATTGGATATTTAACTTGATCGATCCATTTACTTCTCAATTCTGTATCAAGAGCCGTCAACGCACTAGAATAAGCTTCTTTTTCGGTGATAATTTCTAGAGTTCCAGCGATACGAACAATATCTTCCGACTCAGCTTTAAGTTGCTCAAGATCGAGTTTTAACGCTCTAGCCTCGGTTAGCGTTATCCAGCCATCAGATGAGAATTTATCCACATCAGTAATCAGTTCAAATAACTCGGTATCTAATTCCTGAATCTGGAGATCTAGATAATTTGTAGCCTTAACCAGATCCTGTTTTACAGTTTTTATGGCATCGGCTACGCTTTTGGCTATATTGGATTTAAAATTTCCTAATTCAATTTTTTCAATTCTGTCAGTTAAACAGTTCTTTGTTATTTTTATAACTTTTGCTTTAAGGTTGATGTTCATTCTCAAATGTTTTATAGTGACTATATCTCCGAGTTCGACAGTTTCTAATATTGAATAATTTTTATACTCCTCAGTCTTAGATAACTCAATCAAGTCAATTTTGTAATTAAACGTTGGTATATCGATCTTAGAATCGATCAAGAAATTAGTTGCAGCGAGTCTCAATTGCACAATCGCCATTTCTTCAGTAATCAACAGACTTTCGTCCATACCAATATCACTAAAATCCAGGGTTTTAATAACGGGATTTGGATAGTTGTCGATATATGGACTATCGATGTATTTCTCAGGTAGCAACAGTTCATTATTACCAATTGGCATCAGCCGCGTACAGAGGCCCTCTGTGGTGAGTGTTTCTTCGATACCTTGTATGTTCTTCCCATAAGCGATTAGGACACCTCTATCAAGCCCTCTGGTCTCTAAGAGCTTAACTGAGTAGTTATCCATAACGAGTTCGCCACCCCATGTGGCTATAATCCCTTCATAACCGAGAATCGCCTCGACAGGATTCATACGAGTAATCGTTTTAGTATTGACCCCTGCGATATCACTAGTGGCCTCAAAACTATGAGTATATTGAGTTGCACCTAATACCGAAGTAAGTGCTGAGGCACCAGATGTTTCGGTCAATGTCAAACTCTCAATAAAATTTCCAAGTAGATCGTAGAAAATATGACGAGCATTAACTTTAACGTCGGTTAACGTCTTAACTTTGCGATAAATCCTAAATAATTGGCCATCAGCTTTTATAATGTTATGTTCTAATAGATATTTCCACTTACCTCGCGCATCTAATGGATGGGTTAATTCAAGTTCGTACATGCCATTGAGACCTTCGGTTAACGATGCAGAAATAGTTTCAGACAATACAACCAAACCGTTATTATTAAAGTCTGCGCATTTACTACCATACACGTTAATCATTATTTCCACCGCCAATTAGGTGTAATTTCAATTTTACTAACCGATCCAATCCAACTAATAGTGTTAACGTCGACAGTGAGTTTAGGAAAGTCTCCACTCATATCAGAATTTTTAAGAATATTATCCTTAAAACAATCCATTATATCACTGTCAATAGTCACATATTCTGAGACGTTCGTTAGAGTTATCAAAACGCCATTAACCGTTAGATAAATAGTTCCGTCGCCGTAAACTTTAATGACGGGATCACTCTCATGCGTCCCACGTCCATGAATAGTTACGTCACCGTACATGGTTTGTTGTGGAATGATTGTTATTACAGGGTCATTTAGCATTTTTGCAAATGGTTGACAATCAAAGACTACAATAAATTTATACCATTGACGTATTATACGACTGAACGGTATTTGATTCATTATACAGCCTTGATACTTACGATCTAGTTGGTTTGAGAAAATGACTTCCCCAGATCCATCTAACCAAGCTAGTATTCTATCTACCAACGCGATATCCAACAGTGTACATTCGCAAGACTTAACGACACTTCCGTAAGTCCCAAAATCCTCGGTTAGAAAGCCGTTCCTTCCTGGTATAAATATCTTATTTATATCGCGATTAACTTTAACGATTGGGGGTAACTCGTTGGTCAAGATCCCCATATCCTTACTGGAAATATTTTTGTATATGAAATATGGTTCACCCATTAGTTGCCACCCCTTCCAGCTATTATTTGTTGTCTGTAAAACTCGAGTTCCTCAGCAAGAGCTTGAACGTCCTGTGTTCTGTTGTTGATGAAATTGGTTACAGTTACGGCTAATCCTCCGCCTTGGTTTGAGCCAGACACGCCATTCGTTGATGATTTGGTAATATTTGAATCCGAACCAGCTCTTCGATTAGCATCCATACTAGATATAGACGCGGTCTTACTTCTAATGTCATCGATGTTGATGGACTGAGATCTATTGAATGCGGAACTTAGACCTTTGTTAATATTGGTTAGATCTATAACCGGACGAATCGTTGGTTGAATGTCCATATTTCCACTAACGATAGACGCAATATTAGATATGGCGCTTTTCAAAGAGTCCTTTGCGGTAACAGCTACGTTTGTGATTTCGCTAACAACTACGCCAGAAAACTGTCTTAATCCACCAGCGAAACCCTCCATGGCATATTGTCCAACTTTTGCGAATTCTTTTGATGGCGATTGTATGCCGAGTGTCTCATTAGCCGCATTCAATGCTTGTTTAGCCGCGTCTGAAGTAGCCTTAGCCAATAACACAGCCTGACGTTTAACTCCTTGGGTTATACCATCTATGATGTTTACTCCAACGCTTATCCAATCCGGTTGTTTAAATATGTTTTGTGTATCGGTAACAATCTTCGCGAAATCGTTGTTAGTTTGGGTATTCAAATCTTTGACTTTTGTCTCCCATTTTGAATTGAATTCGGCGAGCTGTTCTTGGGTGTTGGTTGTTATAGCGGCGAGTTGAGTTTGATACACGTCTTTAAGTTCGACTAATTGAGTATCGGTTTGACTGTTTAATTGTGTGATTTTCTTGTCGGACTGTTCTCTCATATCGCCGAGTTCTCTTACCGCTTCGCCCTTTGATTGTTTATGCTTGTCTTTCCATAAAGCCACGTACTTATCCAGTTCCGGTTTTAGTAATGAGTTTAGGGCCTTTACCTTTTCAAGAGCAGTTGGTCCCATTTCCTCAAGCTCTTTTAGTAGTCCGTCACTAATTCCTTTCTTCGAAAGTGACTTTATGTTCTTCTGCCACTCATCAAAAGCGGCGACTTGTGTTTCCAAGTTTATAACTAATTCGGCACCGGATACAGCCTCGGATTCGCCAAGTTCATCGAATAGGCCATACGTCTTATACAAGGAATCAGCACGAGATTTGACAGCTTGTCTATACTCGTCGTTTACAGAACGTATGTCTTGTTTTAGTTTTTCATTAATACCTTTCGTTTTGGCATAATAATCATCTTCTAATGTCTTTTGCTTTTCAAGCATTTCCTTTTTAAGACGATATACCTCACGATCGGCTTTCTCTCGTTCTTCTGTTCCAGCAGCGTATTTACTTTGTATATTCTGCCACGCAGAAAGTTCTTCCATTAAACTGAGTTGATTGTAGTATTTCCGATCATCAATTAGCTTGATAGATTTATCGAATTCCTCTTTATTTATTTGCTGCCTGGTCTTGGATGCTTCGCGAGTAGTGTTGGTACTCTTGGCGAGTTCTTTATTACTCGCATCCGTAACTTTTGTGGCCATGGTTTTCGATTCTTCGACCGCTTTGGGAGTGTCTTGTTTTATTCCGTTTTTTAAACCAGCAACAATGTTCGCTCCATAGTCTTGGAATACTTTACTTGGAGAAGCTATACCTAGAGCGTTAGCCGCCGATTCGTTTACAGCCTTTCCTAAATTGCCAGCCGTCCTGCTCGCTTCCGATTGCGTGCTTTTTAATCCGTCAATTAGTTGTTCGCCAGAACGTATCCCCATCTCAGTAAATACTTTAGATGGAGACTTTATGCCTAGAAATCTTTCAGCGCTGTCAATCGCTTCTCCGATGATTCCAGTTATGGCTTTAGATAATGATCCCGCCATATTCACAATACCTTTGATTAACCCTTTTATGATATTACCACCAACGTCTATGATTTTAGGAAGTAGATCTATAACCGCCTCAACGATAGCTGTTATAAGGTTCCCGACAGCGTCGTATAACTGTTGGTGATTATTTCGAATAGCGTCGGCCAATCCGTTAATAAACGCAATTATAACTTTGAATGCCGCGTCCACAATAGCTGGGAGTTTAGATACTACCCCAGCAATAAACTGCAGAATCACGTCGATGCCAGCTTCCACTACCTCTTTTATTAGGGAAGTGATTCCTTTGAGGATTCCCAATATCAACTTCATTCCGGAGTCAATCATTTTTGGAACCGATGCCACGAGTGTATCTAGTATTGATAATATAAGAGTTGCTATGGTAGTTATGATTTGCGGTCCGACTTCCACTATTATTTGATGCATGGCCATCATTACATCTTTCATAGCGTTGGCTATCGTTGGGGCACCTTCGCCGATAATTATGGCGAAATCTATGATACCCTTAGCTATAGTTTTAAATATAAATGGTATGAGTCCAACGATACTGGTTACAACCGCGACTAATGCGACTGCCCCCGCCGTACCAGATACCGCTAAGGCGGCTAATCCGGCTGAGAAAGCCAATAAACCAACACCTACCGCCAAACATCCTATACCTAGTATTGCTATTGCTCCGGCTAGTGCTAATATCGCTGGAGTGAGTGGAGCTAAAAGTAAACCCGCTAACCCAATAACACCAAACGCTCCGGCCAAAGCAAGTAGACTAGTTCCGATCGCAACCAATGACATGGAGCCTAGAGTCTGCAACACTTGTGCTAGGATAAGAAGTGCCCCAACAAGAATAAATAACGCCGTCGCATCGAGTATCTTGTTCTTCATCAAAGCAAACGTGGCAACTATAATTCCTAAAGAACCAGCCATAGCCAATAACCCTTTTGATATTTCTTCCCATGACATTTTTCCAAGCGTAGATAGAGCTTTCGCCAATATGGTTATCGTAGTAGCTATGTCAAGCATGGCTAACGATTGAAATAATATATTTTTTGGTAACGTCTTGAATGTTACGACTATAATCCCTAAAGCTCCAGCCAAGGTTGTCAATCCTCTTGCGATTTCATCCCATGACATTTTACCCATATTGCTAATGGCTTTCGCAAATATGATCATAGCCGCACCAAGAATAGTTAACGATAATGCCGTGGAAATAACGTTTTTAACATTACCAGTAAGATTTACAAATATGGCGACTTCGGCTAGAACAACACCGACTCCAAGTAATCCTTTGATAAGGGCTACGGTATCTATTTCGCTGAACTTTTTAACTGCAACGCCCAATACATTTATGGCTATAGCCAGAACCACAATCCCAACGCTTTTGGTCACACCCATACCACTTAGATCTGCGACTTTCATAAATAGCGCTAGTTCAGCCATCAATACACCAACGCCGATGAGTCCATTCGTCAAACCGGCTTTATCGACAGTGCTTAAACTCTTTACCGAAGAAACAAGAACTCGTATTGCTGTGCCGAAAATGATAAACCCGATCGAAGCTCTTATTAGACTGCCAGATATCCCACTTAGAACTTTCGCCGAGATCAACAATATTCCAGTTAAAGCTGCAACAGCAGTAAGTCCTTGTTGCATACCTTCTTTATCTATCTTGGATAAGACGGTCATTGCATGAGCGAGAATAAGAATTGCTACAGATAAACCAAGCATTGCAGTTGTGATTCTAGCCATCACCATGAATCCTAAACCACCAGAGACCTTCTCAAATAAAGCCATCGCACCAAAAAGTTGTAGGAACATCGTGGTCATTGCGGCGAGAGAAGATGCGAGTTTATTGGAGTCAATCGATGCTATAGCTACAAGCGCTACCGCCAATATACCAATAGCGATGGCTATTTTTAATAGGATCGCGGCTTTTAATGACGATTGATATGCTTCGAGACTACCTCGAACGCCACTGAGAATCCCAGTAATCCCACCAAGAAAGTCCCCAGCATCGTCTGCTATTGAAGTTATTGATTTTACGAACTTACCTAATCCGAGTAAAATAGCAGTAAATACGCCACCGTTTATCATGTTGACTATCGAATTGAAGTCTGAGTTGTCAATTGCGCTGGTAATACTGGCTCCGAGTTTTGAGAACGCGCCACCTATAATATCGGCTATTTTGTAGAATGTTGGAGCTACGCCTTTAAGTCCAACTAATATACCAGCAAATACGGCGTCAACCATCTCACCAAGCTTTTCAAATGGTTTGAACGTCGTGGCGACGTGCTCCGAGAAGGAATCAAGACCAGCAGTGTCAATGTCACCAAGAGATTTAAACGCGTTAACTATCCCGCCTATTGCCATTTTAACAACATCAGCTATGGGTTTTATAAGATTTCCTATTTTCTGAATCGCCACATTAAACGAGTCCGAAGATTTTATGGCCTTGTCGATTGATGTTAGAAACTCTCCGATACTACCCGTTATGGCAAGAAATCCTCCGCCTGCTGGAATTAAATATTGAATAACCGAACTAAGACCGCCAGCGATCGCAAACAACGCTTGCTTACCAATATCTAGAATGGCAAATAAACCTTTGAAAGTACTCTTTATGTTAGCGGCGGTTTCGTCTCCTATTTTGAAGTTTCTTGATAAATCTCGTATTGATTTGGAAATCTTAACGAGTCTTTCACCCGTCATTGGTGGAAAAATGTCACTGAAGGCTTGACCTATTGGGTCTAAAATTTCTTTAAGCCCTTTAAAGGAGTTGAATAGCGCCTCTATGATGGCGTATCGTCCGTCGTTAGCCTTCCAGAAAACAAGCATCTCGTTTCTTGCTTCGGCAGATGCTCCAGCGATAGCCCCAAAGCCGTCATTAATGGCTGTGAAGAAACCAGCAGCTTCTTCTCTGTCACCTATGACGTGCTCCCACGTCTGAGCCCATCCAGATTGAACCGACTCCTTCATTGTGCTGAGTAGTTGAGTTAAAGTTTTAACTTGTGTCGCTGCTTTAATTAAAGACTCGTCCGCAGCAAACTTAGCAAGTGTCTTAGTTAATACTTCGGTGGTTATCCAACCGGATTCCAACGACTCTCTAAATGATATAGCCATGTTTCGACCGTGACCAAGTTCTTTTGCTGTTTTCTCCAAAGCTTTCTGAAAGAGTTCTCCACCCATTCCCGCATTAACTACCGAGTTCCAATCCATGAGTTTAACTGCTCCGGACGCTATAGCTTGGGAAAGTTGATACATGGCTGTGGATGCTTGTAGAGCACTAGATCCTGAACCAGCAGCAAGGTTAGCTATACCTTTGATTGAGGTCGTTGATGTTTTGAGATCGACACCGGCAGCGGTAAATGTGCCTATATTTCTTGTCATCTCGGCAAAGTTGTAAATGGTTTTATCGGCATATATGTTTAATTCGTTGAGTGCTTTGTTAACGTCGTCAAGAGTTGTACCTTTACTAGCAGTGTTGGTTAAGACCGTGGTGATGGCATTCATCTTTGTTTCGTATTCTTCTAATCCTGTTTTTATTGGATTAATGGTGAGTGAAGCTATCAATTGTTTGCCAGTGTTAATGGCTGAATTTGTAATATTTTGTAGGGCAGTAATTCCGATAATACCAAGTGTTGAGAACTTATTGGACAGATTATTAACGCCTTCAGCTATACCTGCTAGAGAAAACGATTTTCCAGCTCTATCTAAATTCGATAAACTTCTAGTTGCGCCATCTAGGTTGAGGCCGGCCTTCAAGTTATTAAGAGACGCTACACTTGAACGAATCCCGTTTTCAAACTGTTGATTATAGAGTCGTAATTCAACAACTCGTTCATCGACACTATGCATTATCCAATTACCTCCTCCCACATCGTGTTTGCCATTTTATCAAATATATGCCGTAATGCCGGGTTTATATAATCCCTACCTTGGACGTAACCGCCATTTCGTGTTGCGTGACCGTATTGAATTATAATCGCTATCGGTACGCCATTAACAACGTTTGAATTAGTCCACATGATTGATAAAGAAGTTCCTTCTCGATGAATTTCATATTTCCACGAAACTGCCGTTAGTCCAGAATCTAACGGAGTATTTAAAGCAAGGGCTCGTACACCTTCTTGCCCGTATCTTTCTAAAATTGCTGTGTAGTTGATTTTTGGAGCTCGTGTAAGCATCCGTTCTAATCGTCTAAAACTTCCACGATGATGTATTTTTATCATCCTTTTGTACCTAGCGATTCTCTACGGGATGCGTTTAACGCCGCGTTTCGACTCATGAGTTCTTTCTTACCACGCTTCTTTGGCGATTGATTCTTAACACCACATACGTTTATAAGTGTTAACAGTCTATTAAGATGCCATTTTTGACATTCAAAAGGAATATTCATCGATATCATCCAATAATAAATTATCTCAGCAGTTATGATTTCTCGGTTGGTTGTTTTATTTTCGTTGTGGAAAGTTGTAGCTGTCATTGCGGCTTCTATGTAATCTCTTACTTGTTTAATGTTGTCATTGGATATGAGATTAAATGTCTCATAATCGACGTTTTTGGTTATTGTCATACATCTTATGTAATCGATAGTTTCCTCTATCGTTTTCTCTACTTTTGATAAGAACGGTTTAAGCCACTTTGACTCCCATTTTGAAATGGAGACCAGCGAATGCTCCAGGCATAATGTTTGTTCTTTAGATGTGAAGAACTTATCGTTTACTTCGTCGTATTGTTCAGTGGCTAATATTGTAATGTTGAGCATACGTCTGGCCTCCCCTATTAACTTACTTAATCGAAATAGGACTTGACGGTACGATACCGTTAACAAAAGCGGCCGCAGCTTCTGGATTTGTAGCCAATTCTAGGAATAATTCGCTGTAGGCTTCGTTCTGAGAGAACGCATCTCGTAATTCCTGATTTTTAACAAATCGCTTACCATCCGGAGACTTCTCACCGTAAGATTTCAGGATTAAATCTTTAAACACCTCAATAATTCGCTTAGTATCTTGAGATACTACAATTTTCTCGAGCATAGCAGCAAGACCACCGGTCGTAGACATCTCCATCTCGATGACCTCGGCTTTTGTTAGATTGAAATAGAACTCTTCGGTTCTTTCGTTACCATCGAAGTCGACATAAGGAATGGTTTTTTTCATCATTTGGTTTTTAACTCCCTTCAAATTTTAATTAACTGGCACTATATCGATATAGTATTCTTTGTTCACTTCGAGCGTTTTGGCCATCTCCGAATTAACAGAATAAAACGTAATCTGACCAGCCGCTATATGTGTGAAAAATTTATCATTTTCTGGACTTACCGACATGGATGCTTGTAAGGCGATATCGGAACTTCCACGTGATATCGAGTTCTTAACACATTTGAATTTTGTTCGGGCTATCATACAATCACCCTTTCCAAACACGAAAACGGAGCTCTCATATCTCAGAGAACCCCGCCTACAAATTTGTTTAGCTATTAACCAGCGGCGAACATGGTCGCAATTTCGTCGGGCAGAGGTAATTCTGCTGGGGTAGCGGTATCTCCAAATAGCACTACCTCAAGTGCGGCGAGTTTTATTGCATCGACTTTCGTTGAGTCAATGGTTAAAGATGCTGTTGGTCTCTTTCCAGTGACAGCGACCGGCGTGGTGGTCACTTCCCACGAGAAAGTTATTGCTTCTGGAGAATCATTGATTGTCGAATATGCCTTTTCTGTAGGGGCAGCAAGACAACCATAAACCAGATGTAATTTGTAACCGTGATCAGCCCCTTCGGTGTCATTACCTAGGGTAGTCTTATAGGCTAGACCAAACGTTTTACGATCTTGCTGACCTATCGAGACACCTACGGCAATTTCTGCCGAGCCATCGCACTCAGCAAATTCATCCGGATATGTGTACGCTTCGATCGTTGCACCGAACTCCTCAGCGGATAGGAGATTTAAATATTTGATGTCGTCGGCGTAAATCGGTGTTGGTTCCGCACCAGACGGACTTTCGGTGACGGCTGTTAAGCCATTCCAAGCGACCCCTAAAGGATATGCGCCAGTATTATCCATAACATAGAGAACTCCATTTTTTACGCCGGTTTCATAGAGACGTTCTCCAGAAGCATCCCAAATAAGTTTAGCCATTTCTTTTCCCCCTTAATAATAAAGATTGTATACGTCATGATTAAGATTATCAGACGTATAATGCCTATCAAATACACACATAGGCAAAGACTTGATTTTGTCTGGAAGTAAACTATCAGGATTTTTGTCAACCACCGTTACGGTATACCCGACTTGATGGTTATACGGTTTGTCGTTTGCGAATTTTGTTTTGTTAAGACTGCGCGAATAAATGACACAAGGATAACTCAACTTGACGGTTTCAGGAGGTTGAAAATAGACGTTAGACGAGCCGATTAGAGTCTCAAGGAGTGTTTGAAGTTGGACCCTGCTCGCCATTATATAACCACCTCCTCATCATAACAAACGGTATAGCCACGAGTATGGCTTTGTCTCCCGTTTAAACACGCAGATATATTCACAGGATTAAGCGAAAGGATAATTGCCGCCTCATTAATACTTTCAAAACACTCTTCGTTATGCTCGTAATCATAGACTTTTATTGGGCGCCTTCTCGCCTTAGCTAACTTTTCTGGTCTAGATCCATATAACGAATTGTATTTTGCGGTGCACCATTCCAAATTGTCCGATACGTTGTCTAACTTTTTTTCATTTTTATGATTTACTTGTGGTAGATCATTAGGGTTTGGAATATTCTGTTCGGCCACAAGACGACCAACCGTTGTGTATAGACAATTACCATTAAATCTCAAAGTTACTTTTTCATACCCATATCGATCCTCGCTCGTTTTTAAAACCCTTCCAATTACTTTTCGTCGATGACCTCTAGAATCTACGTATTCTCTATCGAGAGATCTAATCTTACCATCTGGGGAAGCATCATAATACCTCATCCAATTATTCATATGGATACCCCATTGTATACATTACCTATTGATAAGATCAGACGAGGTCTCTGAACATCGATTTTAGTAATCTTCCAAGAAGCCCCCATCCATTTGATATATCGCATGGTGTGGAAATTCTGATAAGCAAATGGATCGGCTACAATACTGATCTCGTTATTTATAGTCAAATCATCATTCAGATTCTCTCCTGCCTGCCAGCGTCTTGATAATTTTACAACGTCTCCTGAGTAATTTCGCTCTGTTATAACCTCCTCCCACACACCCGGTGCCGTTTCGCTAGTTTCTGCATAGCCGATCGCTCCATAGAATTTTGCCATTTTGAATCTCCTTCTGTAAGAAGCGTGATGAGTCTTCTTTGTATAACGCTATATGCAAAAGACTCATCAACTTACTACTTAGCCAGCGGTGACTTCCAAGAACTCCAATGCAATTGCAGCGTAAGGTTTGATTAGTGCGCCAGAACAACGTGTTTCAATAAGATACTTCTGGGCGTTGTAGTCAATGTCAAAGTCGTCGAACATGTTGACAGCTCCACCCTTATCGGCACCGACGTTGTAGTCCGACAGGTTAACAATGATCGCAGCAAGAGTGTAGACTTTGCTATCAGTTGCTGTTCTAGATAATGATTCCATTACAGGAACCGTGATGATTTCTTTAACCCGTAACGCTGTGGCCAACTTATCGACTGAGTCATAAATTATACGGCCGGTTGTATCTTCCATCAACAAGCAATCGGTGAGGATGTCCTCGGTAGCATATAGAGTCGGCGAACCTGAACCTTTGTAGTTCTTTCTGGATTTAACAGCCGCACGAATGAATGCTTTGGCCTTTTGGTCAGCAGTAGCGTTAGCGACATGCTCAACTGGAGTTTTGATGGTGTACAAATCGGCGTCTGTCCAAATTGGTCGGATGTTTCCCTCATTGACTTTATCATCAGAAGAAGACAGACGTCCGTCCCCAACAAGAACTGCGCGAGCGATTTCCTCATCCAGCATAACTCTCATTTCAGATTTCAACCATGCAACAACATCGAAGTCTGTAATATCAACGACGTCGTCGCGATCGAGTTTCTGTTTCTTGTAAATGGTCGTTGGGGTTGTGCTTCGCTTAAGTAAGGAGAATACTTCCTCAACCTTTAGTTTACCTTTGATGTAACCTTTAGCGCGAGCATCGGCTTCCGTGATATCGGCATAGATAGACTTGATGCGGGAGAATGGGGTATTGTGTACGTTACCCATTACTTTTTGTACCCAACCCATTTCTCGTTGAATAAACATTGGAGTGTTAGTAACATTTTTCGCATCTGGGAATAGATAATCGATATTGTCAATACCGTGTGCTAGGACAGCGTCTTTCAGGCTGCCGTATCGTTTAGCGTCTGTAATGATAGCCTCCATATCGGAATGGCTAAGGACATCCTTCTCTTTGTCTTTGTCGAATACGTTTTGTTTCATATCATCGTCTCCTTCGTCATCTTGATTATCGTTTCCGTCGAGAGCTTGGCCGATCATCGCGTACACCACTGTTTTCTGTTTTTCAGAAAGAGTGTTAAACACGTCGGCAACAGTTTCATCATCTTCC